CAGAAAGCGCGCGTGGGCCGGTGGTGTCAGGCGAGTCTGATGAAATCAGTCTCGATGGTGGCAGCCTGGTGGCTGGTGATGTGAGCAAGGGCGAGGGTGGAATTTTGAGTGGCATACACCGTCCACGTCTCCCCGATAGGTGGACGTGGGATGGTGGTTCCCGCGATAAGTTCTTCTCGTTGCCCGGTTTGGTCGTCTTCGAACCATAGGATTTGCCCTGTGCGGCCGAGTAGCGAAGCGACAACCTGGCCAGTGAGCACGGTGGCTTGTGGCAGCGTGTAGGCCTGGTTGATGGCCACCACCATGGGCTGTGGTGGTGGTGCTGCTCCGGGGCCCTAGGTCCAAGCTAGGTTGAGCAGGGGCTCGACGGTGACACGGGTGTGCACGTGGCCGATGGTTGCCATGAAGCTGTCGAGCTGTGCTCGGAAGGAAATGATCGCCTTGAAGCTGTCCTGTAGGCTCGCAAAAGCCATGTCGAGTTCGTTGCCTCCTTTGGCCGAGGCAGTTGGGGAAGCTTTGTTGTTGACGACATCTCGGTACTCTAGTGCACCGCGCAGATCGTTGAGGAGACGACCCAGCCCATCCAGTCCGAAGTAAAAGTGCGGACCATCTGGGACCCGGGTGTTGAGATCGGGGTATATTGCCATGGTGTTCATGAGCTCATCCAGGGCGGCTAGAGCAGCTTGTCTGCCAAGGACGTAGGACATGTTTTGTTGTTTCAATGCTCGTGAGAAGCGGCGGAGGGCGAGAGTGCTGACGCACCCTTCCTCGATGACGGCGAGTCCGACCCAGTGTTGATTGTATGGCATGTTGAGAAAACGGCTTGTTCTGTGTGTGGATAAGCTCGTTGGATTAAAAGGTTCATATACAGAGGTCCGGAGTTGCACCGGGTTTTCTTCTCTAAGTCCGGAGTTGCACCGGGTTTTCTTCAGGGGTCCGGAGTTCCACCGGGTTTTCTTCCTATACTAATACATATCATGGATGAGTTCTCTGAGAGTGGCCTTGAGTGCCTTGGTGTTGATGTGCGGCTCCAGCTCGTAGTGGATTGGGGGGTGTCCTCCCTGTGCGGGAACATCGATGGTTGCCTTCCAGAAGATGCGCCCGGAAGCGTGGTGCACCTGCTCGGTCCTAAAGCCGCGCCCGAAGAGGTCGGTGAGTGCTGCTCCCGCGTTTGGGTAGCGGTCAGTGACCAAATCTTCGAATATCTCCTCGGGGTTCCGATTCAGAGGATCCGGAAAGGGCAGGTCGTTCTGGGCGAGCGGGGCCAAGTCGCGCAAGCGTTGAGCAAGCTCGCCGGCGATTGGCTGGCCGGCCACGGCTGGTTGGTCTGGTGCGGGTGGGTTTTGATGCTGATCGATCAACAACCGGAAAGCCTCTGGGTCGAGTTGGACTACCGGAACCACCGGAGCAGGGATGGCCGCCAAGATCGTCTCTCGGAGTTGTGGGATGGCGAGGAATTGTGCTTGGTTGATCATTTCTTGGAGTTGTTGGGCTCCGATTTGGGGTCGAGCATTGAGACTGTTGTGCACAAGGTTGGTGTAGTTGATGTTTGCCCGCTGGAGAGCGAGCGCGAGGTCTTGGCGCATCTGTGTGAGGAGTGCGTCGCCGAAGGCCTGTAACTGGACGGCGAGCTCGTCAGGCGTGATGGTTTGCTCCACGCGTAGCTGGAGTCTTCTAGTCTGGCCGATGGTTGGGATGATGAAGTGCGAATAAAAGTGAGAGACGAGCCGGGTTATGCCGTAGGAGAAGAGAATGCCGAAGATAAGGACTGCGCTGATCATCGTTGCCTTGTGTGTGTACTCTCCTTATTGGATTAAAGGCTCATACCGGTGCGGTTGAAGGCTTCAGCGAGGTTGAAGTGACGATAGGCCTCGTGTTTGAGCTTCTCAACGCCTTTGAGTGGGACACGATGGAGCTTGCAATTGATCATGAGGAGCAGCAATGCGTCTCGTACCGCCTCGGAAGACTCATCGTCCAGATCGAACAAGAGGCGAGGGTTGGCGGTAATCGTGCACACATCGGCGAGCAGGCCCGGGAGGCGTTGAGCGATCGTTCCTTTGGCGCTGAAGAAGATTAGACGAGCGAGTAACACGCGGGGATTGCGGTGGACTTGGGCTGGGTGGAGGATCCAGCCGCAGAAGCCGGGATAGCGTTTCTTGACACGAGTGCTGACTTGAGTGAAAAGCCGGTCGATTTGGTCCCATCCGGGTGCTACCTCAGGGTCGTCGTTAGTCGCAGAGTCATCTCCCTGATAGAGCTGCAGCGTACCGGGTTTGATCAGGTACTTGACGTGTTGATACAACATGTTGGCCCAGCTATTGAATGGTAGCGTGTCCGGCCCGCCTGAGAACATCATGAACGCCATAGCACCGCGCTTAGTGGTCATCTCGTTCTTGTAAAGCTTGAACTCATCGCAGAGCTCCTGCGGGATATTGAAGATCGAGAGACTGTCATACTGGTGCTTGATGAATGGCGCGTCGACGTGGGAATCCCAGGCGGTGAAATCGTCTTCCGATGAGTTGATATCGAAATTCCAGCCGGATACGTGCTCTTGAAGGTCGGCGTCAGTCTTCCCGCAGTGCATGTAAATTTCAGGCGGTGCTAGACGAGAGATCTGTTCGATGATGTACAGAAACACGGGCACGAGCTTGATGGCAACACGAGTTGGGAATTCGGTTATCATCTGCCCCTTTTTCGCGGTGGGCCGGTTGATGTCGCCAGGCTTGGTGAGAGTCTGTTGCTTCATGAACAGCTCGGCGAAGTTGGTGGGCCAGGTGGGGTCGAACTTGAATTCACGGACGTTGAGTGCTTGTGAACCCTTGTCAAGCATGTTGCGAACCGCTCGTCGTTGGCAGTCGTTGAAGAGCTCCTGGTCGAAAGGGACACTGTCGGTGCCGATGATTTTGATCAATGCCATTGTGAGCTGAAGAGCACCGGCGCTGCCCTCGAGGAGATCGATCTCAGGTCGGCGTCGGCGAGGGACGAAGCGCTGGTCGTAGGTCATTGTGCGTGTAGCGTCGTCCTTCATGCGGTGCGCTGGGAATATCACACGTGCTGGGCCTTCGTCGTCATCACCGAATTGAGAAGTCATCTGACCCTTGTAGATTACCTCCCGTTCTGCTCGCATGAGAGGCAACCCGAAATGATACTCAGCGATGTCATCGAGTGAGTCGAAGCCGTATAGGCGCAATTGCTCGGAGCAAGGTCCCG